AAGAATTAAAACGAGCTGAGGAATAGACGAAGGCTTCATATATTCTGATGCTGCATCGTATATCTTACGAAAGAATGTCGTGGTGTCAATATCAGAGTTTTCTGCTACCCACTTTCGAATCTCTGTGAAATTCTTCTGTTTAATCAACTCCACAATGTGTTTGAGATTGTCATCAGAAAAATTAACAAGAATACCGGAGTCAATCTTACCTGTGGCAGAGTATCTTTGAAGTTCGTTTAGTACTCTTCTCCAATCAGGAAAGAACTTCTTGACTACCTCTACAACTGCTTTTTGATCATACTCGATACCCTCTTGTTCAAGGATACCACAAACACGCTTGAAGAAAGCACCAGCCATCTTTGGTTTTTCTTCTTTGTCTATCTTAAACTCGACAACCGAACAACGACTGTGCAGTGGGTCGATTATTCGATTAGCATAGTTACAGGTAAGAATAAACCCACAGTTTTTCGAAAACTCTTCCATAAAGTTACGAAGAGCAGGCTGCGTGCTGTTTGGATTTAGATAATCAGCTTCATCAAGGATGACGTACTTTCGTCCGCCATAAAAAGAAACAGAAGAGGCAAACTGTTTGATATCGTTACGAAGAGTGTCGATATTACCATTCATCGATCCATTGATAACAAGGTAATCGTTCCCCAGCTCTTCTAGCATGGCTCGTGCAATGGTTGTCTTACCAACTCCTGCACGACCAGAAAGTAGTAGGTTGGGGATATTCTTCTGATCTACGAACTGCTGAAAGGTCTGCTTCAGTGAAGCAGGAAGTATTGTTTCAGATACTAACTTTGGTCGGTATCTTTCCACCCACAAGAAATCATCATGCATTTATTCACTCCAAATCATCCATTATATACAGAGGTATCTTCACAGGCTATCCAGTATTGAACATCCTGCCCTTGCAGATATAAAACTTTCTTGGATGATATCTTGAGAGTGTAGTCACCATGAAGCAGTTTAATGTTGTCTGGTTTTACAATTACTTTAAACTGTTTTGTTGTCTCACCAATGTTAACAGCAAACGTATCACTAGATACACCAGGAGCTTTCGACTTTGGAGATGTGTCCAATGCTTCGATGTACATATTTCCATCTTTTCCTGTGAAAGCAATATCTGGTAGTTGAAGAACTGCAACAGCTTTCATTACAGATTGCATGGTTGCAGCAGTCAAAATCTTTTCAACATTGTCTGCAGGAATTTCAATTTCCTTATCAGGTGGAGCCTTGATGTGGCTTGGATCGGCATACTGATAGCTCAGCTTCTGTTTACCACTTTTGATTTCAAGAAACTTGTCGCTGAAATCAATATCCGGATCATCAAAAAGAGATAATACTCCAAGAAACCGTGATAGATCAAAGATAGCAAAGTTTTGAGGAATTGTTTCATCAATCGTTGCCTTTGCCATTACGGTTGACATAGGAGAGATCGTTCTCAGAGTATTACCTGGTGTAAAGATAATACTCTGATTGATCTGGTTAAAGTTCTTTAGGATTTGTATTGTTCTCGCGCTAAACTTCATAATGTAGATTCCTAAGTGTTACTTCTTTTTCTTTAACTTACCAGCATCTGCAGTTGCGGATGCACCAATAGTAGCAAGATCTGCAAGAGAGCCACCAAATACATAACTACCAACGTGCTGTAGTTGCATCCATGGGCAAAACCAAACTTTGGCACCCATACGCTGAACATTATAGCAGAACATATAGTCTTCAGAAAGATATCGTTTAGATGAATGCTGCTCACCCTCTACCATCTTCTTTGCTACTTCCTGAATACCTTCTTTACCTTCTGCAACATCACGCAACAACTGATGTAGATACTCATAGCCATAACCACGATCAATAATACAATCAAAGTACGCCATGATCTCACGTGAACCATCAAAGGCCTCTGTGCGAACATGATCCGGACGATACCAGAGATGTGGGAATGCTTTTTGATATTCTTCAAATGTCTTACGTCGAACCATCATAAAACCAGTACCAATCTCAAGAACTTCTACTGGTTGATTGATTGGAATCTCGCGCTGTGTTGTTTTAGGGTTGAACACATAATCACCAACATACTTTTCAAGGTTGTTTGGATTCTCGTCTGCCATACCTTTATCTACTGCTTGCTTGATCTTTTCCCATGAAATACATTTCTTAGGATAAGGACCACCAATCACATCATAAGGACTTGCGTCATCTTGCATTGCAAGAAGAGCAATAACATCTTGAGGATTGAATCCGATATCACTGTCGATAAACATTAGATGGGTAGCACCAGAACGCATGAACTCATCAACGCAGTAGTTTCTTGCTCGAGTAATCAGTGATTCATTAAACAAGAAAAACATCTGAAGAGGAATCTGATACTTCATACACAGTGCAGAAAGATCTGCTACTGACCTTGTAAACATACCAGCACACTGACCACCATACATTGGAACTGCAAGAAACAGTTTACGTTTCTGTAGTTCTTCTACACTTACTTGCAACTTAAAAGGCTCTGCCATTATTCACTCCTCAAATATATTTTTTATCATGATCACTCTTCAATCCATAAGAGCCATCATACTTAGAAAGAGCTTCTGCCTTGAAAAGCAGAAACTGACCAATACGTGTTCCTTTTTTAATCTTTACTGAACCACCACGTATATGCATTGCACCAGCCATGACACCGTGGTATCCAGAATCATAGAGTCCTGATGTAATGAATACACCATTACGATTTAAAGTTGATCGGGTAATAACCCAACCAGCCTCATCAGGACCAACGTGAATGATGTTTTCCATTACTACTTCATATGTGCCCTCGTTCAAGTGATACCATCCATCAGCATCTGGTAACCACTCGTATGTACCACGATGCTTCTTTGATTCATTATCAATAACGAACTCAACACTATTCATGGCAAACACTTTATCCAAACGAAGGTCAATAGCGTTTGGCTGTGAGTCACCATCCTGAACAGCTGTGAGGGTTGAGCTACTACGAGGTCCTAAGATATGTATCATAATTATTCACCTTATCATAAGCATCTTGAATTTCTGGTTGTTTTGTTTGTACTTCCTGGTATTTTAATTCACCCAGCTTCTCTTGCTGGTCTTGTCTATCACTTGCATACATCATGAGAATAATGTAGTGAATAGCTTTCAACAAATCTTTTCGATTCTTACCGTCTTTCTTG